GCTCCCTTTCGGAAGCGCCACTCGGTTAATCCACCCTATTCCTATAGAAGGAGACTAGTAACATGCTAACTGAACGTGTCGGCGCGTTCGGCCTTTATAAGGTCGGTGCTTGTCCAGGCTACTCCTATTGGAGCGGCCCAGACAATTCCAACGTCAACAGTGGCGCTGGATACGCGCAGACACCTTATGATCCTTTTGGCGGCACACTCATGTTTTATGAGAATGTCTCCAATTTCATCAATTTGATGTCCCTAGCGGGACATCCTGTTGATGATATAAGTTCCATGACGCGCACCTGGCAAGGTGCTCGCCCATGGACGGATCCTCTAAGCTACTTCTCCAAACATAAAGCGTGGGGGCATTACGTTAATAACTTACGTCATGCTTTCACGGATTTTGTGTTTAGTCAGGCTTCCGGTATTCATTCCGAAAACCCGATTAATCATCTCAATCTGTTTGGCGAAGTTGTATCAGGCTCTGATGCTTCCCAATTTTTCAGACAGCCCTTAATTGGGCTGTACGAAGAAGAGGGGTATCATATACCTGATACTCGGTTCAGTTTGTCCGATGGTGCTACGGTTATGAATATGGTTCCACGCAGTGTCCTTGTGGACTCTGCGTATCCCATAGGCTATCTCCGTGGCAACATCGGATCATTAGCTTCGAGTGCTGACTCCGGCGAGTTTGATCAGCCTGGTTCTACACGTTATTTCGACGTGAATTACCAGACAGATGGTGACATGGTCACCATGATTGAGTACAAGCTGGATAGTCATCGCTTGGATGGCCCCTTCACGCATCGCTCAGTGATAAAGATTAGACATCGGTTTTACTTCGTCCTGACCTCGGCTTTTGCCGAGTTCGGGTTGACGTTGCCTTTGTCTTCTCTCGTCCAATATGTTTCGGACACTTATCACTTTGTGCTGCAGTCGGGGGTCTATGTTACCGGATCGGACCCAGGGGACTTGTGGGATTGGGAGCCTTCACTTGATAGTGATTTTTCGTACACTAACTCGTGGAGTCCCAATACCTTCTTTGTCCACTCGCCTGCCGTTCCCTCGCGTCTATCCGAGTTAATCGGATATTCGCCAGGACGCGGTTACGAGTATGGGCTTAGCGAACACTCGTTGAGCTCCTTCTGGGCAACCGTGCGTCAGATCCTTCCTGATGCCTACCCTGCTGCTTTCCTTTCTTCAAAGAAGGCTGTGGATAAGCATCTTGAACGGATGGAGAGTAATCACCTTGAGGCTCTTCTCGAGCTCGGTGACCTCCTTCGTCTCGTCGATCTCGTCGGCGCTTTCTATTCACTGAAGTTGAATCCTAAGAAATTGAGATTCTCCTATGTGCTTAGATTGCTCGACTTGCTCGCCGATTCGAAACTGACGTATAGTCTCGGCATTGCGCCGACCATATCTGATGCCAAGGATGTGGCTGCTCGCAGTGCAAATTTCCTGAAGAAGTTTAATAATCCAGATCTTTTTGGACCAAACACTATCTACGGGAAATTCTCCTATCTCGTCCCACCAGAGCTTTCGAACGGCTTTGATGGGTTGAGACTGGTAGCTAGGTCTAAGATACGAATTTCGGTTAATCCCGACTCGTACCTGACGGCTATGTTACCGGTTAGGTCCCTAGGGCTAATGCCTAGCTTGTCATCCATCTGGGATATTATCCCTTTCTCGTTTGTTATCGACCAGTTTCTTCATGTCGGTAGCAATCTTGATGATGTTGACACGCAACTGATGTTCCTCGCTCTTAATTGCGAGAACGTCGTTCACTCACTATCTTACATCTACAGTTTTACTGAAGAAGATCAGGAGTCCTATGACTTCGTCACTGTGAGTGATGGCTTGTTAGCCGATGGCGCTGGGTATAAGTTCTACAGCAGGTTCGTCGAATCGACGCTTCCTACTCTAGGACCTACCCGCTTCCGCTTCCACGGGGACACTCCTACGCCCGATTGGGTGTTAGATGGTGCCCTGCTCTTTAAACTACTAAAGTAGTTTATTGAGCACCTGCGTCTCGTAGTCCATACGGCATTTGCCGTATCGCGTGGCGTAGTCATATCGTGTACTCGAAAGGAGTCACAAATGACTAAGACTATCCTTAATCTGGATAGCGGAACCGCTAATTACACAGGTATCAAGGTTGCTGCCGCTGGTAGTTTTGCCAGAGTCAGCAGCGTGGACCTGCCTGAAAAGCGGGAGGCGGTCTATCAACGGACCGTCGGTGATGAGGAGAAGCCGATGACCATTCGGTTGGGTTGGTACCCGAACCCTAAGGCCAACGGCGGCATTGGGCAGACCAATTTCTCGATGAAGATCTCGACCATGGTCGAGAACGACGACGCAGAAACTGGTTTTGTCCTTCCTGGCACCCTCACGGTTGCTTGGTCGATGCCCGGCTTGAGCGGCGTCCCCAACTCAGCGAATCTTAAAGACTTGCTGGGTCATGCCTACACTTGGTTAGTACCAGATGCGGCTGGTTCGCCTATCACTGACGTCCTCGAAGAAATCAAATTCGGGGTCGTCACCGAACTGCTCGAACACTAGGAATAGTTTAGAGCATGTCTCTCCTCATGAGGGTTTCGATTCCCTCACTCGGTGGAACTTTTGTCAAATCTCTCGACTCTAGTTCCATTCGAGAACCACTTGCCAGTCAACACTCTAAGGTTAATTTACTTAACACTCAAGTGCTGATTGCTTCGTGGACTACTCTTTTAGCGGATTCACCCTTTGATCCTAATAAACCTAATAGGGTCATCAATAAGTTCTTTAATGAGCTTACTGGTGACCTCTTTAGTGTCATTAGGAGATACTCTGCCTTGGCTCACTCATTGACTTTGTCTTTGAGTAGGATCAAGGATGGCTTCATTATTGAGCCGTTTCTCGAAGAATTTAAGGATACTCCCGTTTTCAGGGAGTACCTCGAGTTCTTTAAGAATCAGAGTGCCTCTCTTCTTCAGTATTTGCTTTCCTTCCTGAATTTCGGAAAGAAACTCTACTACGAAGATCAAGAGTTCAAGCGCACTGCGTTTCGCAGATGGCTCGATCTCGAGGCGGGGTTGGGGAACTATCAAAACCCTGAATGGGTTTCCAATCTACGAGTTATCGTCGACTGGATCTTTAGAAGCTGGACTACGTCTGGCTTCTTTCCTAAACATGGTTCTGGTAGCGTTGCAGAACGAGGGGTTAAAGGAGTCAATGCTAAAAACATTGGTTTCTCTGCTTCTGAGAAGGTCTGGCGGACGTATATACGTCCTTCAGGCTCTCTCATTGCGGATTACTCTTATTCTACGACGCCCGACAACTCTTCCGTTAGGGGACGCCTAGGTTCTGACACTTCGCGACTTATGTTCGTGCCGAAGGATTGGAAAACGAGTCGCAGCATCTGCATGGAACCCATTGGTTACCAGTGGGCCCAACAGGGCGTGCGACTCTGGCTCGAATCCTATATCAGGGAGTCAATCCTTTCAAGACATATAGTCTTGGAAAAGCAAGAACTTAACCAATACGCCTCTGAATTCGGTTCAAAAACCGGACTCGTTGACACTATTGACTTAAGCTCCGCTTCTGATAGCGTGCCGTTAGCCCTTATCCGAAGGATCTTCCCTCCGAAGGTTCTAAGGCATATGTTGGCGACGCGTTCGGCGAGGGTCTTACTACCAGATGGGCAGACTCACACTCTGTGTAAGTTTGCCCCTATGGGCAGTAGTTTGTGTTTCCCAACACAATCGATCCTCTATTCTACCATCGTAATGATGGTAGGGCTGTGTCAAAGCCTAGGACGGGATTGGCGGTCTCCAGGTGCTCTCGATGGTGTGGACCTCGATCAGGTGTATAACTATGCCTTTTCGAAAAACTACATCAAAGGAACATCAAAGTACCAGCCTTTTCAAACCTATGGCGACGACATCACCTGTGATTACAGGTTGACGTCAAACGTCATGGCTTCCCTCAGCGAGTTAGGTTTTCAGGTTAATCACGATAAATCTTACGTGGGATCCTCTAGTTTTAGAGAGTCTTGCGGTAAGTTTTATAATGATGGCGTGGACGTAAGTCCATACTTCCTGAAGCTTGACAAGCTCGACCCGGAGATACGTGCGACGAGTTTAGCGAATCTAATAGATCACGCAAACAAGGCAAAGGATTACGGATACGTGCATTTGAGAAAATTTCTACTCAACTGCATCCTTCGATGGAAAATCGAAGGTGTTCGAACCAATGCCTCAGGAATCAATCCCATCCTGTTTTCATCGGATGTGAATGATTCTTTCGCCTTACGTAGTGACAATCCGCGCAACACACACCTGCGTACAAGGGTTTTTAATCCTCGTATGCCGTCGTCGAAAGAGACTAATTATCTCTATCAACGCGATGAGTTGCATAGCTTGTCACTGGGTCCCACAATTAAGCGAAGATTGTCGGAGGAATTTGACAATTACCGCTATCAGTTGTGGTGGAGAGCCCGATACCGCGGGGGTGGGAACGCTGATATATTAGCGTCCCTTGCGGCAGTCGATACCCTGAAGGTGGGTATCACTTGGCGTTGGACTGCCAAGTAAGCATAACCTTATGTCGAGCGAGGCGAATAAGTGGGGGGGTTGATTTCCCCACCTGTTTGAGACTCATAACCGCAG